TTACCGGTATTGTTGAACAGCTGAATAGCAATGTCTTCAACGAGTGTTTCGCCGAATTGAACTGTTGCAAACTGCCTGACAGGATTCGGATACACGTAATAGGTCAGTTTCCTGTTATCAACCGGAAAAGGAGGTTCGTAACCAACATTAAAATTAATAGAATCTGATTTACACAAAGTGCATATTGCTTTTAAAAAATTAGATCCAGATTTTGGTGGGTTTTATTTAAGTAGATTTAGTACTCTTATTATTAAAGTATTGCAAGATGCTATGCAAGATAAATACGATTACATAAATTATTTTATCTATGAATTAGATTATGGTAAAAAATGGAAAAAAGGAATGATAACCAGAAAAAATGGTGAGGATGTTAAATTAAAAACCCCAGAAGATCTATATAATTATCTTATAGAAACTAAAAATGAAAAATAAAATTTTTTTAGCAGTTGATTTTGATGGTACCATAGCAGATAAAGTCAATGATGAACTTGTTTTAAAAGCTGGTGCTAAAGAAGCGATGCAAAAGTTTAAAGATGCGGGCTGTTATATTTTAATTGATAGTAATAGAGCAAATTCATATCGTAAAAAAGAAGGTACGGTAGAAAAAAGTCTTATAGAAATGAAAACATTTTTAGATATTCACCAAATTCAATATGATGCAATTGCAGGGTTAACATTTAAGATTGATGGAAAACCTATCGCTGATTTTTATATAGGGCATAATAACATAACATTGACAACTTGGGAAGAAGTTGCAATAAAAATATTAGGAGTATAATATTAATGGAACAAAATAAAGTAATAGATATATCCTCTGATGTTGCGCACCCTGTAGAAACATCTAAAATAATGGCATCACCGTTTATTGGGAATAAAAAAATACGCACACCGAGTAAGTATCTAACAATAAAAGATGCTACATATTTTAAAAGTCGCCTTAATAGCCAATCAAAACGTATAGAAAAATTACAAATTAAATTATCACAAATCCAAACTAATCACCGTTATTATGTTAATAAACGATTACCTGATGTTTTGAAACGTGAAAAATTGAAACAACAATTTAGCGCTGTTTTAAGAAAGGCTGAACATATTCTTCACGCTTTTGGAAAACAAAATTTTACTATTGCTAGTAATAGTAAGGATGAAACTAAACGTCAAGCACGCCATATAGGATTATTTACAGCTGTTGAAATGCAGCGATTGCGTCGAATGTTACAAAATGATTTTAGAGTAGTAAGAAAAAACTTGACAAAATCATAATTTGTGTTATAATATAAATATAGTAGAGATTTGATCTTTGATTTAAGAGGACTTAAGTTAAGAGTTCAGAATGTTTATATTAATTATAATGGAAACAGGTTAAATAATTACTCCTTGTTCAAGGGGTGTTATTTATTAAACTCTTACTACTTCTCCTCTTTCTTATCGTATAAATTAATAACGGACTATGATAAAGAATACAGAATGGTAAAAAGTCTGACTTTGAAATCAGAAAATGTACGTTCGAATCGTACCTTCCCCACCAATAAAAAAATATTGGGGAAGAAAAAAACAATTCTTTTCGCTTTTCCGTTATTTTAATTCGCAGGGTAGTGTAGGGGGAACACACTTGTCTCATACGCAAGAGAACAGTGGTTCAAATCCACTTCCTGCAACAAATTTAATAGTATAAACAAACATGACTATAAAAGTTAGATTCGAACATAAGATGTATAAAAACCAAAGCCGTAAGCTTTGGCCCGCAGCCATTTTATGTTCGGGTAGCTTTAGGCCAGCGTTTGTTTCTACAGATAATATAACCGATTCACAGTAGAACGTAGCTGACAGATCTAGGACCTAAAGCTACCGACTACTAAAAAGAGTCGGTTTTTTTATTTATGCCGCTGTGGTCTACGGGTTAGGACGCGAGAATTTCACTCTCGCAAAGCGAGTTCGATCTCTCGCCAGCGGTGCTAGAATTGCCTCGTTAGCATAGTTTGGCTCAATGCGTTGGCTTGTCACGCCAAAGATCGGGGATTCAAATTCCCCACGGGGCGCTAAGAATTTAGTTAATGAACTAGCTACGGGTAAGCCTTAATGACTTATCTGAGGAAAGTCCAGGCTCTACATAGCAGCGTATCAAAGCTAACAACTTTGAGCAATCATAAAATTGACGATAAGAGGACAGAGACGAGAAAAATGAGACGACCAATCTCTACGCAGAGCAAGATCAAACAGAACCTGACCTGCTCGGTCGATAGGTTCGGGTAACGATCGCATAGACGGATGGCTAGATAAACAAAACCTGGCTTATCATTAACTAAATACTTTTTGGAGGGTATGTGCATGGTTAGATTGGCACGCCAGTTTGCTAAACTGGAAATCGAAAGAAACGCAGGAGCGTCACCTGCACCCTCCGCAAAAAAATTAAGAAAAAATGAAAAAATATGTTTTATATAAAACAATCAATAAAATAAATAAGAAATTTTATATTGGTGCCCATATAACAGAGAATATTAATGATAATTACATAGGATCGGGATTATATTTATGTCAAGATATTAAAAAATACGGTAAAAATAATTTCAAAAAGATAGTTTTGAATTGTTTTAATTCGAAAGATGAATTATTATGTGCTGAAAAAAAATTATTGGACGCTAGGTACATAAAAAAGAATAAGCATCGATTATATAATAGAAATGGTGGCGGGGCAGGATCGTGGATATATAATAATTATTTTTCTCCAAATAGAAAAGAACGATATAAAAGAATTTATATAAAATTCAAAAAATTGTTGCGCAATAGAGAATGGAGAAAGGAATTTTGTACAAAACTATCAATAGGACAGAAACAAGCTAGAGCTAAAGGCTTGTGTAAAGGATTTTTGAATAAAAAGCATACTAATAAATTTAAAAGGTTTATCGGTAAAATAAATGCAATTCAAAATAAAGGCAGAAATAATCCTCAATATAACAAAAAATGGATATCGAATCTAAGATTTAAGAAATCTGTTCTTATTAAAAAAAACCTGATACAAGATTATTTAGCTCAAGGTTGGATAATTGGTAGAAGATTTAATGCTGGGTGTTTTGGGAAATTGGAAGAGTTGACGGAAGTATAGAGATCCGACTTGTCTTGAAAACAGGTAACCGTTAATTACGGCATGTAGGGGCAGAACCTACCTCTTCCGCAAGATAGGAGCTTAAGCTAACAGCAAACTGTCGGTCTCCAAAACCGAATTTACTGGGGCGGAACCAGTAGCTCCTGCAATTGGTGAAAAAAGTTACTGACAAATTAATTAATTATGCTATAATATATATAATTGGCACTATGGCTGAGTGGTCGAAAGCGATTGTCTGCAAAACAATTTATCAAGAGTTCAAATCTCTTTAGTGCCTCAACGAGTCCGATGTCGACTGGTCAGACACTTGCCTTTTAAGCAAGCGCATTTTGCAAGCGAGTTCGATTCTCGCCGGGCTCACTAGTTCGGGCGTATAGCAAAATGATAATGCAGTTGGCTCTTAACCAGCATATTGGAGGTTTGAGTCCTCCTACGCCCACATTATTGCTCCGGAAGACAAGGTGCGAATCCTTATATATAACAGCTTGCGGTGAAGGCGCCAACCAACCCAAAAGCGACATTATATTAGTGTAATTTTAGCACACCGGGGTTTTAAATTACAGTGTCCTCTAACGATAGGAGAATGGGCTTTGAACCCGTCAATGAAGGTTTGATTCCTTCCGCTGTAGCTAAAATGGAGATGATATGACTGTTGAAGAAAAGAAATTAATTGATGATATGACACAATACGAATTATGTCATAGATGGAGATTTGCTAAAATTGGAGATCCTTTATTCCAAGGAGATACTGGTGAATATTATAGTAAAATTTTAAAAGAAAAAGGTGGTTTTACACCAGAAATTTCAAAACAATTAGGGTGGTTTTAAATGAAAGTCAAAAATTATTTAGGATGGTTGCAAGATATGGAGCATTATCGTGAGGGGTATACTTGGCATTATTATATAAATAAAGAAAAAAGTATTTGTGGAAAAAGCAAACATCCTACACAACAATGGAATGCTGCATATATGAGAGGTAGAACCTGTAAAAAATGCTTAAACTATTGTAAAAAAAATAAATTAGAAGTTATATAATATCTTATAGAGTATATTAAATTGCGAAGTCGACTAATGGTAGGCCGCAACGCTCTGAACGTTGAAATCAAGTTTCGATTACTTGCTTCGCAGCTAGAAAGGTAATAATGAAAAATAAAATATTTGAGTTGTTTAAAGATTTTGAGATATTTCTTGTTGGCGGTTCAGTAAGAGATCAACTCTTGAATCTCGAAACTAACGATTTAGATTTCGCTACTAGCGCAACCCCAGATCAATCTAAAGCAATACTCGAAGCTGCTGGGTATCATCCGCATACTGTTGGATGGGCATTTGGCACAGTTGGTATTGTAAATGATCAATATGAGGTACATATTACGACATATCGTAAGGCTGAAGATTATCAGCGCGATAATCGAAACCCGACAGTTGAATGGGGAAAAACTATTCAAGAAGATCTTATAAGACGTGATTTTACCATTAATGCACTAGCACAAAATAGCACCGGCGAGATCATAGATTTATTTAATGGAGTACAACATCTTAAAGATAAGTTACTTGTTACACCGATCGATGCGAATATAGCGTTTAATGATGATCCTTTAAGGATGTTACGAGCTGTAAGATTTAAGGCAAGACTTGGTTTTGAATATAGCACAAATGTACAAGAAGCTTTATATAGACAAGCACATCGTTTATTAATTCTTCCAAAAGAAAGGATCCAAGAAGAATTAAATAAGATTTTAATGACAGATAATGCGGCAGATGCATTACATGATTTATATCAATTTAGATTACTAGATTATATAATTCCTGAATTAAAGATGTTAAGTAAGATCGAGCAAGACAGTATTTACCATTCAAAAAATGCATTATTACATACCATAGAGGTATTGCGTAATACTTCAAAAGATATAATCTTAAGATATGCCGCAATCTTTCACGACTTGGGTAAAATGGTAACCCGGTCTGTAGAAAATGGTAATGTCCATTTTTATCATCACGAGAATATTTCGGCGCTTATGACATATCCAATTCTACAAAGATTAGGTTTACCAAAACGCTGGTGTAAAGATATTACATATCTAGTGAGAAATCATATGCGTGCTAATACCTATGAAAAAGACTGGTCAGATAGTGCAGTAAGACGTTTTATACGTGATACTGGTGAATATTGCGATAGACTTTTAGTACTTAGTAGAGCTGATATCACTAGTCATAACCCAATTACTGTGCAGAAGCATCTCGATTCTTTAAATGATTTTGAAAGACGTATTAATGAATTAAGAAATTTTAAAGAATTAAAATGCCCAATAAGTGGTTTAGTTATTATGGAATTCTTTGATTTACCAGCCTGCAAGAAAGTTGGTGAAATAAAAGAGTTGATTCTGAATGCTATCATTAATGGTGAATTAAAAATTGAAGACAGTGAAGAAGTAATATTAGAATATGCGAAACGCAAGATGGAGATAAAATAATGTTAGAAATTAATAAAAAATTAGGAAGAGAATAGAGCATACATATGCAATATTTATTAACAGAAGAAGAATATTTAAAATTGGAAAGAAACCCAGATAAAGATAAGACTGAATCTCTTTTAAATGATTTACGTACTAAAGTTTTAACATTAGCTAATTTTAAATGTCTGCATCAAATTACAGACGTAGATTATGAAAAAGGATTAAATGTTGATGAGGGTTATTGTGATAATTGTCCATTAAGTTTTTGTAAAAATGAAAACCTTAAAATGAAACATTATCTATGTGGTTGTGATACTTTATATTCTAAATAAACACAGTGCGTGGGCCAACTTGGATTAGGTCGCCTGGCCTGGAACCAGGAGGTTGAAGGTTCAAATCCTTCCGTGCTGACTTTCGGAGTAGTTAAGTACATTAAAAGAGTTCGCGACTCTCTACTCCACTAAAATATTTGAAAGGAGTTGATTAAGTTGAGAGTTTTAGTTTTAAATAGTTCGTATGAATTTCTTGGTTTTTGTGATTGGCAATCTGCCATTTGTGCTAAAGTATCCGGTAAGGTTTATGTTGAGGAAGAATATGAGCAGGAAGTAAGATCACCTTCAACAACTATGCGTATTCCTGCCGTTATTAGATTACGTCATTATGTAAAAGTTACATATGAAAAAGTGATGTATGTTTCATATACTAAACGTAATGTGCATCTAAGAGATAACTATACTTGTCAATATTGTCATACAAAACATGATGCTAGAAAATTAGGTATTGATCATGTATTACCTGAATCACGAGGGGGTTTAACAACTTGGGAAAATACCGTATCTTGTTGTCATGGATGTAATTTAGTGAAAGATAATAGAACACCTGAAGAAGCAAAAATGAAACTTATGCGTATTCCAACTAAACCTAGAGGGTTCAGAGAAATCATTAGGATTAAAATTGGTGAGTTACATGATCTTTGGGAAAAGTATTTATTTTAGAAATTGGTGGGTATCGTCTAGCGGTTAAGGATACAAGGTCGTGACCCTTGTGACACGAGTTCGAGTCTCGTTACTCACCCTAAGATATGCGTAGGTATCCAAATGATGAAGGGCGCAGTCTGTAAAACTGTTACATTCGAAACGTTGCAAGTTTGAATCTTGCCCTACGCACTAATTTGAAAGGTTGAATATGAAAATTGGTATTATTGGTCATGGTGCAGATAAATTCACAGAAGTTAGTAGATTAAATGCAGCAGAATTAATTGCAGCTATTTTAAAAGATTATTGTGTACAATGTATTGAGAAAAGAGATTATGATACAGGATTTGTTTCAGGACATTCACCTGTAGGTGGGGTTGATATATGGGGAGAAAAAATAGCAAAACTATTAGGTATTCCGTTAGAACTTAAGATACCTAAACAAAAATGTTGGGACGCAGAATACGGATTTAAACAACGTAATTTAGATATTGCAAGTTCTTCAGATATACTACATATAATTTTAGTAGATAAATACCCGAAAGATTATAAAGGTAGAAAGTTTAGTAAATGTTACCATTGTAATAGTTCTGATCATGTAAAGTCTGGAGCATGTTGGACAGCAAAAGAAGCTCGAAAATTGAATAAAGAAGTTATATATCACATAATTAGAAATGAATAAATTAATTAAAACCGAGTCTGGATGTGCTTATTGTCAGCAAAAAGGGTTTATTCATATCCATACTGATATGCAAACATATGCTTTAAATGGTTTTGTAGATAATGAAGAAGCGATAAAAATGTTTAATATAGTATGTGAAAAAATAAAATATTTTAGATATGATGGGCAGGTCGTCTAATGGGAGGATTTCTGTTTTGCAAACAGAGGATAGGGATTCGAGTTCCCTCCAGTCCACAAAAATTCGGCTCGTAGCGGAGACGCAAGCATCAGATTAAGTCTGAAGTAGGTAGAGGTGGCGTACTACCGAGCTGACCAAAATGAGATATAGGTGTTGATGATTGCACACTACATTGCCAATGTAGAAGAACGGGTTTAAATCCCGTATATCTCTCTGTTCTTTTTAATATTGCCCGTCTAGTGATAACGTTAGCACAACGGTCCTGTAAACCGTGAGTCGCAGTTGAATTCTGCGGATGGGCTCTAAATTTATATGATATCTGCAACGATACTAGTTAATGCAGAGCTGAAAACCAACTAAATGCTCAGGGAAACTCTCTAAGATAATTTAGAAGGATGCACCAAAGAGTTAGTTTATCATATTTGCCAGCATAGTTCAATGTTAGAATAAGGCTTTCGTAAAGCTTAGATTTGGGTTAAATTCCCAGTGTTGGCTTTAAAATTAATGCCATTGTAGCTCAAGAGGAAGAGCGCTAACTTGGTAAGTTAGAGGTTGTCAGATCGTTACTGACCTTTGGCTAAGTTATCAGGGCTGTGTAATGCGTCTGAAGTGTTGGAGAGTGCACTACAGTTTTCCAAACTGTGAGAATGGGTTTAACTCCCATCAGACGCTCTAATAAAAGGAGAATGAAAATGCAGAAGAAACCAAATTGTTACAAATGTGAATTTCGAGGTTCAATACCAGGTGATGCACATTCACAATGTCATAACATAAATGCACATGTAGAAGGAGACGCTTATGGTAGACGATCTGGGTGGTTTTTCTGGCCAGTAAATTTTGATCCAGTATGGTTAGAATCGTGTGACGGATTTAAGGCAATTAAAAAATAATGATATAATGCCGGGTTAGCTGAGATAGATTAGCGCTGCGCTGAAGACGCGGAGAGGTCAGATCGATACTGACATCCGGCACAAAAAAATATTGACATTTGATAAGAATGTGATATAATATAAATGTTACAAAAAATGATAGCTAGGTACCATAATGTTAATGGAACGAGCTGTTAACTCGTGATATGAAAGTTAGACTCTTTCCCTAGCTGCCAATATAGTTTGTTCTTTTAAAATTTGGGGACGATCAGGTTTCGATTTAAATAAATAAGCATGGATCGCACATCGCAGACGCAATGTTGGCTGCGTTAACAAACATTGCAAATCTAAACGCAGACGAAAATACCCGTTTGTTAGCTGAAGCAAATGCTATTGTAGCACATGTATTTGCCGATGCACCAGTCGTAGCTACAATATAGTTACGCACCTACTTATTTTGTGTAAGTAATAAGTAAGGTACGATATTACACTAGTTTTAATATTGTCTTGATATTAAAATGAAACTAAAAGACTATGTGTGTATGAACATGTCTGTTTGTATGTACACAATGAAGATAAAACAATAGACTATATGTGTAGCATATTTATGTTTAATTATTTAAAGACCGCGGTTCAATTCCGCGCGTCTCCACAATATATGTCTGGGTCGCCTAATTGGTAATGGCAACTGGTCTACACCCAGTAATAATGAGTGTTCAAGTCACTCCCTAGACACTAATTGGACGGTTAGTTTAAATGACAAAACCCACGGCTTATACCCGTGAAGCTCCCGATTAGAGCGCATTGTAGGTTTGAATCCTACACCGTCTACTAAATATATGGGTATGGTCTGTTATAAAGCAAAGCACAGACTTGAGCAAAGATAAACGGGATAAGCTCCGTAGAGGTATGCTGACAGAATAGAGGTTGCTCTCTAAATGAGTGAAATTCTCATCATACCCGCTAATTCATTCTCCGTGTGGCTGAGAGGTTAAGAGCGCAGAGCTGATAACTCTGAGGACGTGTGTTCAATTCACACCGCGGAGACTATTTGCCCCTGTCGCCTAATTGAAAATGGCATTTCGCTACGAACGAAAAATAATGCGCGTTTGAATCGCGCTGGGGGCACTAAATACTATGAGTAGAAGTTATAAAAAATTCCCTATAATAAAAGATCATTCTAAAGGAATGAAAACAATTGCAAATCGTAGAGTACGTAAGCAACCTTTAGAAGCGTTGTCAAATGGCATGTTTTATAAGAAAATGTTTCAACAATATAATATTTGTGATTTTAAAATAAAAGAAACATTTAATGAATATTTACAAGCAATAAAAAAGCGTGAAGATATAGCCGAATTTACTGATGAAGAAATTATAAAGTATAGAAATGAATGGGAAAAAATGTATAAAAGGAAATAGATATGAATAAAAAAAATAAAAAAGATGTAACAACTATGCTAAAAAAAATATGGTTTGATATTTGTGTTTTAGAACGTGATTACAATATAGAGTATACTGGTTATATGACACAAATTTTGAAATTTATTATTCAATGTATAGCTGATAAATATAAAATTACTTTGGAATTAAAAAAGGAAAGGTGAGTGTGATGAATATAAAATGTATTTTAGTTAGAGACGATGGTTCGCAAGAAGAAGTACCTATATTTATATTAATAAAATGTTCCACACAACCAGGGCGTGGTGGTTGTATGACAGAATGTATTTCAAGTATCGATGACCATTTGTATCGTAGTCAATTATTAGGTGATCATAGTAGATGGGAAATAGAGAAACTAGATAATTTATCAGAAACACCAAGAGCATGCTTATAGTGTAAATGAATAACAAGCGAGCATCTGAAGCTCGAAACTCGAAGTTTAAATCTTCGTAAGCACCCTAATGATAATGGATGATATAACTAAAAAGATTATTGAAACAAATAAAAACTTAGAACAAGTCAACAGAAACTTAGAAAAACTTATGGAAGACATGTTTTTCGACTTTCTGGAATATGAAATTAACTGGAATTTAAATTTGCGTTTTCTTTAATAATGGCAAGACCTATTGAAGCAACTCCAACACTAAGAGGTAAAGATGCAGAGATTTTTCTACGTGATTTTGAAGAAGTAAATCGTTTAATGCAAGATCCTGTGTATCGAAAAAAACAATTAGAGTTTCTAGAAGAATGTAAGAGGTTATATGAAGCGTTCGAAAGTAGAAGAGTTTCAACCTTATATGGCTGAGATAGATTATACACCCGGTAGATTTGAAGCGTTGATGTTAGAAATGAAAAATAAGATTTTTAAAAATACAGGAATACCAAGAATATTTTTAAAGATATATCCTAAATCGTATCTAGACACAAAGAGAGGATTATTCATTTTTAAAAAATAACGCGCTTATAGTGTAATAGGATCGCACATCAGTTTCCTAAACTGAAAGAGTAGATTCGAATTCTACTTAGCGCATTAAAAAAATATATGGATAAGAATAACGCTTTAGATATTGTTTATAATCATGATCATTCAATAATACAAATTAAATATAATACTTTTTTAAATTTTAAAATTCATGAACATGTTTTTGTTATATTAACATATTTATATTTAACAGAACATATTAGTATTATGGAATTGTGTAAATGTTATCAGGAGCAATTTGCCCTTATAGACTAAATGAATAAGTCATCATGCTTCTAACGTGAGATATGTTGGTTTGAATCCAACTAAGGGCACTAATAAGATTGTATTAATTTATACAAAGAGTTGTATTAATTTATACAGAAAAATGATGGTCGAAGTGGCGGAATGGCAGACGCAATCGTTTCAAAAGCGATCGATTAATAATCATAAGAGTTCAACTCTCTTCTTCGACATTAACGCAAGAGTGGCGGAATGGCAGACGCCTCGGTCTTAAAAGCCGATGTCCGAAAGGATGTAAGAGTTCAACTCTCTTCTCTTGCACTTTATTAATAATGCCAGCGTGGCGAAATCGAAAACGCGATAGCCTTAGAAGCTATTGTCGCAAGACTTGAAAGTTCAACTCTTTCCGCTGGTACAAAAATAATTGGCTAAGTAGCATAGTTTGATCAATGCGTTCGTTTCATAAGCGAAAGATCAGTGGTTTAAATCCACTCTTAGCCACTATATTAATATGTATAAAGAAATCCTATCTCTTATCTCTCAAAATAAAAATGTGTTTATTACCGGGCAAGCTGGTACAGGGAAATCTCATACCTTAACACGATTAAAACATGATTTACCGGAGTTAGTAGTAACAGCGTCAACTGGTGTTGCAGCAATTAATATACATGGACAAACCATACATAGTTTTGCTGGTTTAGGGTATGGTCTTAAATCGGCAAAACAAATTGCTTCTTCTATGCGTTTAGAAAAAAAATATAAAATCAAAGATTGTACATTATTGGCAATAGATGAAATTTCCATGTTATCAGCTGAGACATTTAATTTAATTAATACTGTTTTTAAATTAATTAAAAGTACTGATTTACCTTTTGGTGGTATACAATTGATAGTGATAGGTGATTTTTTACAATTACCACCAGTATCAAAAGATAATCAAGCTATAAATTTTGCTTTTGAAAGCACCGCATGGAAAGAAGCTAATTTTATTAACAAAGTCTTAACTAAACAATATAGACAACAAGATATTAATTTTCTTTCTGATCTGAATAAAGTAAGATTGGGCGATATAACCACCATCGATAATACATCAGAAATAACTATTGATACGAATAATGCAGTACATCTTTTTGCTTTAAATCGTATCGCTGACGCACACAATAAAACAAAGCTTGATTCTTTAAGAGGAGCAGAATATCATTTTCAGGCGATTGATATTGGTTTTACCAGTATGGTGGAAAAAATTGATAAAGATTGTCTTGTCCCAAAAGACCTTTATTTAAAAATTGGGGCAAGAGTAATGTTATTAATAAATAAATATATTGATCTTGGATTAAGTAACGGTTCTCTTGGTGAGGTTATAGATATTATTAATGCATCAGAATATCAACATGCAATTGTAAAGGTTAGATTTGATAATGGTATTGAAGTATTGTTAGGCTATGAGGTAGTAGCTAAGATTATTGATAAAAATAAAACAAGAAACCAAGAATTAGCTTCTAGAGAACAAATACCATTACGTCTTGCATACGCTTTAACAATACACAAGGCACAAGGGTTAACACTAGATAGTGTGTGTATTGACTGTAATGGAACTTTTGAATGTGGACAAATTTATGTAGCATTAAGCAGAGTCCGTTCTAAAAATAATTTAATTATTAAAAATCTTAAACCAAACATGATTAAAGCAAATAAAAAAGCGTTAGCTTTTTATAAGGAGTTGCAATGAAGCGATTTGTCATTGGTGACATTCATGGAGCCCACAAAGCATTAATACAATGTTTGCAACGTTCGAAATTCGATTATCAAAACGGTAAACTCATAGTGCTTGGCGATGTTTGTGATGGTTGGACAGAAACAAAACAATGTATAAAAGAACTTTTAAAGATTAAGAATTTGATTTTAATTCGGAGTAATCACGACGCATGGACATTAGATTACTTTAAAAATGGTAAAAAAGAATATATGTGGGTAACGCAAGGTGGTGCTAATACCATAAATTCATATAAAGACAAAATGCCCGAATCGCATATTAAGTTTCTAGAATCTGCGATACTTTGGCATATTGAAGACAATATCCTTTTTGTACACGGAGGCATAAAACCAGGAACCTTTGTTGAAAACAATGGTGCTGAAGATATCATGTGGGATCGAGACTTGATTTTTAATGCTCATAAAAAAGGATATAATCGTACAGATTATAGGATGCAAGATATATATAGTGAAATTTTTGTAGGTCATACAACAACAGGAAATTTTGATAAAACATACAAACCAGTTAAATTCTGTGAAATTACTGATCTAGATACAGGTGGTGGTTGGGAAGGAAAGCTCACAATAATGGATCTCGATACTAGAGAATATTGGCAGTCAGATTTCGTGAAGACACTCTATCCGAAGAGCGACGGTAGAAAAGATTATATTATTAAAGAAAAGATGTATTCTCGTTTATTCCATGAACACCCATGATTATTGATACCAATGATTAATGTTTCGCTATTTGAGATAATGTAGATGTAATACATGATGTAATCACTAAAGCTTCATGTGGTGTCATTTCAATACCAAATTCTTTGATGTATGCACCACTTAAGCAAAGCTTTACAATATCATTTTTATATTTATGAGGTTTTTTATTTAAGCCACAACACACATAATCTTTTTTAGCGAATTTCTGTAAACATGGAATACATTCTTTTTTTCTAGGACATTTCATTTTTTTTATATTGAACAATGTATATCAATGTAAAATGCATCGTTATTATTCTTTTGGTCCCTTTTTGGGGTTAACTCTATTTTAAGCACCCCTAAATCTGTTGGAGACATGGCACCTTTTGCGATATAACTTGGTGCGTTATCAACATACCCTTTTAAAAAAGAACCAGTTCTGCCTAATAAAACTTTTTTTTGATTTAATTTAACACCAAATTTACTGTCTGATAAATATAGACTTGTTTTAAAACCAACAGATTTTTTGTGGTCATGCCCCATTAAATGGATTTGGGCATTACTTATTTCTGACATTTGTTCGACACTATTTAAACTACCACCAACTAAACGTGACGCCCCCTTACCATGATGTGCCCAAATATCAACTGAGGCATGTTTATGTCCATATGTAAATGCTAGACGTATAAAAGAACTAACCCCAAGATATTTAGTATTAAGTTTTTGACACATCATTTGTGTTGTTGTCATACCAGATTGTAGAATGCCATGATGATTGCCTTCAATAAACCCTATTAATTCCCCTTTCATAAAATCTATTTCTTCGCAAAGACGATTAGTTTGTGAAACCATTAAATCATCAAGTGTTTGGTACGATGACTCATGCAATAAGGCGGCAGTTAATGCTTTTCTTTCATTAAATGATAGGAAATCACAATAATCCCCCATTCCCAGGAATAGGCTGTTTTTTTTATTTTTAGCCCAAACTAAGAATTCGTTCCATTTATTAACATCGCATAATGGTGCAAAACGATGCATGTCGCCAAATGGTATAAGGTATATTGGTTCATTAATATTAGTGACATTGATTTGATGTTTATGTATCGTAAATATACTATCACTTATCATTTTCATACTCCTTTATATTTATTTTCATTTTGTTTGCGTGCATGAATTTGCTTTTTGTTCTAACTCAAGATATTTTCCCATGTAAAGTACTATTAAATTCTCTTCAGCTTGGTATGTTTTTAGTTCATCAGCAGGTTGTTTTTTAGCTTGAAATGTGACACCTTGAGGTATATACCAAGATTCTTCTTTAGAAATTAGGATAGGATTAGGTTTTGTTGTAATGCAACCCTGTAATAAAAAAAGTATTAATAAACTTTGTATCAACTTCATTTTTTATCTCCTTTTAAATAATCATATTTATCTCTCATTTCTTCTAACCAATGTCTTATTTTATCTACTAAATACATATCAGGTATTATTAATGCAGCAGCAAGTTTAGTCTCTAAATCATTAAATATAGCCCATATCTTTTCTTTTTCTTTTTTTTCTCTTAAAGCTGGATCAAAAAAATATGCTAAGATCATTAACGCATTAGCTATAATTGAGGTAATATTATTTGCCATATAAATAATAGCCATACCCTTATTTTATTAAGAGTATGGCTATCCTTATCATATTATTCGTTTTTAAGAGTAGTTTTTACAGTATCATATGCTAACACAGAACCACCCGATAGACCTAATACTAAGAACAATTTTTCAATTGTAGTAGAAAAATCAGGATTTAAACCAACAATATTTCCTATGATAACATATATACCAGCTAATATTACTACTACAATTGGGGCGAATCTCTTTAATTTTGGCAAATATTTTTTCACCAAATTTGTTACCCAAGGTATCCCCCCCAGAGATACTATTAAATTAATAACCAACTCTAATGTTTTATTTTCCACTTTTAATCTCCTTTCGAATATAGTAAAATTAAAGTTTATATTTTGTTATTAAAACTATATCCCTCCTTTCATTCCATTATTTTATTCCATTGTTTCTATAAATTCATCTATAATATCTTTTATTTCATATAATTGTTTTTTATAAGACAAATTTTTAAAACACAAAATTTGTTTTATTATATGGCTCAACTTATCCAATGTCGCATAACTTACCTTAATAGTATAGATCTTCTTTGATTTCATTATGTTGTATAATATCTGTTAAAATATTTTTATTGATAATACATGAAAATCCACAAATATGACATGTTAATCTGAAATCATCACCACCCCAAAATTCAGAACACAAAACACCATGACAATATGTTTTATCCCTTTTTTTATGTTTTATTGTGGTTTGATATTTCATCTGAGTAGATATTTTATGAACTTAAATGCATTAAAAATATTGTCCCATGCCATGTAATAGGTGTATTCGCGCTACCCGTTACTTGTACTTGGATATAACTTGTTGAAGTAGTTAAAGTACAATCCCATGCTGTATTACTTTCAGCTGTAAAATCATCTTGTACAGCCCCAATTAATTGTGCTGCACCACCCGCATATCTCCTATAGGTAGCACGTCTTACGTATCCAGCACCAGTATTAATTACGCCTGTTGCTCTGGCTGCTACTTTAGCTTCAACAAAATAAACACTATTATCTTCCATATTAATTGTATGTAAGACAGTTTGTGTCGCATTTGTTGTAGTAATTCTATTTTGGTACATTTTATAAGTAGGGTTATCATTAGTTGCTTCTGTTTCTAACCGCAATAATTCACTACCAATAAATTCTTCTTTTACATGTAATCTTGGTGTAGTAGCTCTTGTTCCAATACCAACCTTACCAGTAATACTTAAAGCTCCAGTTTGAGGGTAGGTACTATCCTTATAATCAGCAGTATACCCATGGTTATAAATAAAGAAATTTTGTTTATTAGTATTTGAACTTGCAGAAGTAATATAATAATCGCCTTCATATGCTGTTTTACCTTGATTACGTATAGTTAAATAAACATAATTATTATAGGAACAAAACGCCCATTCTTCGGCAATAATTTCATCACCAGATAAGCTCAATATACTAACAACACTATCTGATGGATAAATATGATTAGCGTCAGCAGTAGTAACTGGCGTTGTTGTTGTTTTTAAACGCATCCAATACATATGTTGTGAGTTGACTGGTGTTTTAATCCAACCTGAACCAGATCCAGCAAGATCCCACGATATTTTTCCATTGCTTACAAAATTAGAGGTTTGGTCTGATAAATTATCAACTGTAGATGTTAACCCAACCCAACCAGCACCTGTATGATATATTTGTGGTACAAGTGTATAATTAGAACCACGAGTATCTAAATCAAAAGCTACCCCTACAAATGTGCTGTTATACCCTAGATATAAATAATCTGTTGTTGCTGCCATTAAATCAAATGTTGTACCAGCGTCAGTTCCAGCCTCTGTTGTATTATCTGTATATGCTCCATTATATAAGAATACTTTATTAAAAGTTAACGCTGTCTCTGAATCTGCCGAACCACGATTGGTTAATTCTTTGTTATCAAAATAAATTTTATTTTTTGTGCTATAGGTATAATTTGTAGGAGCGTACTTCCAAATGCTATAATTATCTTCCGCATAAACATGAGACCATCCAGTATATGTATTGATAGTATTACCTAATCCAATATCGCGTTTAAATTCACGTGGCATACCACTACCACTATATAGACTATCAATGTCATTTACATCAAATCTACCTTTAGCAATTAAACCATTAAGTTCTAATACTTGATCGTTTATTTGTTCTATTTTAGTAGATGTATTTAAAGCAGAATTAACTTTCTGGATTGTCATTCTTCACCTCGTCAATCATTTTTTCAGTCTTTAATTGTTCTTTTTTTAACAAATCGTGTAAAAGAGATATTTGCCCTTCTAATTGGTGAAAAATAATTTGTGTATTATGTAACATTTTTTCACGTGCAGTAATTTCTTGTTTTAATTCATCAATAGTCATTTTACTCTCCTATGTTAAGCCTCTATATCTAACTTACATTCAATAATACTAGCAATCCGACATCTTGCAGTTGTAGTAAATTTTACTTTTTTCCATCCCACCCCACTCACTGACGCTGTTAAATCTATATCTAATTGGTCAACAGTGTATGCTCCAATACTTGCCCCATATCCTGCTCCATTATCAACATAAACATTAATTGTAGGACTATTAGCTTCTTCGTATATTGCAAAAGTAAGATCATGTGCATGTGAAGGTGTAGCATGAGTATGATCTGGTGTAGCATGGGTATGATTTGGGGTTGTATGTGTATGGGTAGTACCAAAAGTACTATTACTTGTAATTGTTCCACCACCAGTACATTCAATACTTGAATCACTAGCACGATATACTATATTTTCAGATCCTGCAGCTAATCCTATAGGGAAAGTATGATAATGCCCGTTAATAGTATCTGTTAATACAACACCTGCAGTAGCACATACTAATACACCACCACTATATCTAACAACATTTCCTATAGCGTTATTATTTACAACTGTTAAAGTATGTGTATGACTATCTGAACTAGATGTTGTTAATGTACAAGCTGATAGTGCGGCAGATATTCCTAAAGTGCTCGCGTCAAAATACACACCATAAGCGCTTGTTCCATTAGCTAATGTGATTGTATGAGTATGGTTGCTGCTTGCA